TCATTGTATGAACCGGTCATTATCTTCTCACTTTGATTTCTGCCGAGTACCCATTCGACGAACATTGACGCAGTACGGCTCTTGCCGTGTCGTGGCGGTAAGTTTATAATCAGTGCGTCTTCGTCACTTTCGTAAAACGATTGCATTTCGTTGCATAGTCTGACAAGAAATTTTCTGTCTGTTTTGTAAAATGACGGTGCAGATAAATGGCAAAAATAAAAGAACTCACGTCTTGCAAGTTCTTTTTTCGCCTCAAGCATTATTAAGTTTTTATCCATCGCCTATCAACTTCCTTAATTCATCGGTCGTAAGATTTGCCATAGGATTGTTTATGTCCATTGTGCCACTGTGCTGTATCTCTTGCTTTGGTGAAAATTCATCTTTGCATTTGCGTTCAAGATACCATAACGATAAATTAATATCACCCTTTTTTATCCCGTGTGCAACGTTTAATTTCGACTTCATTTTGATATTGTCTTTAAGTAGCTCTTTTCGCTCCGAAAACTCCTTGTGTTTCTTGCAGTAATTGTATAACGTGCTTACCGCTATATCCGCATAAATACAAGCCTCTCGGTCACTTAACCCCATTAAAAATCCCTCTTCGAGTTTTTGGACTGTCTCTTTCGTAATCTTTCTCGGTCTTGCCATGAATTTCACCTCACTTTCACATTTTCTGTTTGATTACATCGTATAACCGTTTTTTGTCAACGCACGTTCTAACGCTCTGCGCTTGTGCCGGCACTCGCACCAATTTTTATTATCCTCGTTCCATTTGCGTATGAACTTCTTGCGTTCTCGTTTGTATCTTCGTTTTTGCCAATATGCCTTTATTCTTTCGGACATTGTTTTCACCTTTCCACTTCTTTTTTTATTTTTCATTTCAAAGTCTTTATGATTTCTTTCTCTCGTTCCGACAGCTCCCAAACATTTTCTGCAGCTTTAAGTTCTGCAGCTTTAAGTTCTGCAGCTTTAAGTTCTGCAGCTTTTTTGCCCGATATTAAATAACCGCGACCGAAAATGCCTTTTTTGAATTTTCGCTGACTATCTAAATCACGCATAAAATATCCATTTTCTCGCTTTATCGCAAAATCAACACCATATCGCGAAAGTGTATTCATTCTGCATGCTGTCAATATGTTATCAGGATAAGTATACTTAGGTAATTGTTTTTTTATTTTTCGCAAATTTTCTTTATCTGCATTTTCTAAACGCTTATATAATTTGCTACTACTTTCAATCAGATTATCTGTCATATTTGTTACAAACGATGTATTAACTTTTGCGCCGTTTTCATATGTCACGGTATACCCTACGCAGATTATATTTGCGTGTCGTGTTAATCCAATAATAGTTAAACCCGGTGCAAACAAGAAAAATTTTATCCCTTGCGATTGATACCATTTCACTATCTGTGCCAATATTGAAAACGGCGGATTATCCACAACAATATTATCAGACATATAATTATACTTCTCGTAATCTCCACCCGGATAAAAAGGACGCACAAACTTGTTACGGTCCACTTTAAATCGTGTTGCAACATAATCCGCAACCGTTTCGTAAATATTATCGGGTGTATAACAATCATCAGTCGTTTTCTTCGGTTTAAACTTATCTTCAAATTCTTTATATTCAGTTGTATTTTCTCCGCCGTAAACATTCTCGGCTTTATCCTTAATATCGTTTAAATCCATATTTTCTCCAAACAAAAAACAGACTGCATGATTAACACACAATCTGTTTAATCTAATATCTCCACTCCCCCCAATCACACGAGATATTCACCCATCATCTCACGACGATACACTACCTTTTTTTACGAAAATAACGAGCGGTAAGATATAGAACACAAAATATTGCACTGTATATATGTTTTGCATTATTTTTTGTTTGCTCATTCTTTTCGCATTATAAATTGTATCACACTTTTTTCGGCAAATTCGGCATTTTTAAAAATTTATTATGTTTTCTTCGTGGATAACTCTCATCGTAATGCCCTATCTTAAATGCAATCCACTGCCATGACGGCATTACGGTACCGTCTATGTATCTGTATCGGAATATACGACGTGTTTCGCTGTCTAATATACTGTCAACAAACGACTTAATTTTATTTTTCTGCCATTCCAATCGTTGACGTAATATAATATCATTCTCGTTCTTTTGCGTTGGCTCAACGCCCGATACAGAAATACAGTGTTTAACGTACGGGAACTCACTGTCAGATCCTGTGACAGTTCCGTGTACTGTACTACTGTTTATTCTGTCATTTACCTCGTTTAATTCCGCTACAATACTGCGATACTGTTTTAGCTCTTCCCTTGTCAAATTAATTCCCCCTATGCTTTCTTATCCGGTACATATTCCGGACACTTTGTTATTCTATACGAATCATACGTCTTGCGGTGTACCTTTTCAGTGGTCCAACCCTCAACAGGTTGAAAGCAACTGCTCCACGAACAATTGCCGCAAGCTTTTTGACACGTCCAACATAATTGTTCTTTAGTCATTTTGCACCTCGTCTAATCTCTGAACATACTCGGTAAAATACCATAGCAATTCATCTCTGAATACTTCGATAGCTTCCTCTGCTTTTTCCTTGGTGGCGAAATATATTGTATTAGGTAATCGCATAATATAATAATACTCTGCGTACATTTCTTCAGAACTATAACTATATATAATAAACCACTTCTTTTTACTTTTATTGTTCCAATCTTCTACTGAAATAGCCTTGTCATTTTGCGCCTGCCATTGTCTTAGTTGACGGAGTAATCTGTCTGCTCTTGCATTATTTTCTGCAATATTCCTGTCACTGTAATAGTTTCCTGTGTTATAACATTGCTCATCCTCTTGGTCATTAAACTCTGTAATTTTCAACATACTATTGTATTCTGTATCAATTACATAATACATTTCACCTTTTTTAACTCTCTCATAGCCTGTCAGTTGTTCCTCCGCCAATCCCAATATTTTAGCCTGTTCCTCCGTCATTTCAGCTTGAACGGTTTTACCGTTTGCTTTTAATTCTACTTGCATTACTTTTCCTCCTTAATTTTATTTCGCCTCAACACTCACACTTTCGTGCGTGTGCCAATACAATTTGTAATGATATGGGTCTGTATGTGTCCCTGTTATATCCTCAACCGCATACATTGTGTATTCGTTTAAATACACGTAATTCTTTTTATACGAATTCTCGCCCGTTTTAACAGTTATCACCAATTCGTTATTTGCATTATTGGATATACTCATATATCCCTCCGCCTCAAGCACGATATTATCTGTTCGTGCATTATAAACGGTGATTTTTCGTTCACATTCAAAATAATCTGCCTGTTTTGACATATTGTAGTTTACCATTTCCGCCTCCGAACATGCCGTCAGCATTACTGCTATGCAAAACATCATCAATATTCCAATTATTTTTATAAATCTTCTTTTCATTTACTTTTCCTCCTCATTCATCAATTTTCAATTTTACTTTTTCAATCGGCACAATAATTACTGCGTGTTTGGTTTTGTCCAACAGTTCAAGTGAATATTTCAAAAATCCTCTCGGGTCTTTTCTTGCGATACACGCATTAAGGATAAACGGTGTCGGTTCGGGGATATTATAAAAATCAGAGTAATAAACCGTTTTATTCAGATTTTGTTTTACTTCAAGAATATCCATATCACAAATCCTCAATGCTTATAAATATACCCGTTTGTTCCGCCCAAAACTTTTCTGTTATCTCGCTTGCCACAAGTGCATCATCTTTCCAAAATCCCACTTCCGTCATAACGTCTTTAAGCATTTTCTGCAAGTTATCCGTATCGGGTTTTGTTGCCTTATACTCGCCGTCCGAATGTTTTCCTTTAGGGAAACACCACTTTGTTACCATACGCACAGGCTTTTCAAACATTTTTTCCGGTGCGTAATATGACAGGTGTGCCGTAAGTTTTTCTCTTACCGCTTTAACTTCCGGCGGCTCATAAAATACCGGCTTACCTTTTACGACTGCAACCTTTTTTTCTTGATACGTTTTTGTCGGCGGTATCATTGCCATAAAAAATTGTACTTTCATTCTCTCACTTCCATTTATTTACTTTGTGTCTGTTCTGAAATTTTTGCTTTGTCAGTCAGTAAGGGGAAGGAGTTGTTGTGCGTAAGCTGTCGCACAACTACTTCCCCCTGACCTTAGGGAAAGGGAAACCTTTATATATACGTAGTATATATAGTTTGTCTGTCCCTACGGTCAAAGTCGATTTTGTCCCGAATTGTCTGTCCCTAAAGACACAAGGACATTTTTCGATTTTGACCTTATTAAAGGGACAGGACATTTTTCGACTTTGTCCCAATTATTTCTTACCTACTTGACCCTCATCAATCCAAAATCCACCGTGTTCTTTTAATCGTCTTCTTACTGTTTTTTCCGATACTCCCATATATTCCGCCATAGATTTTACTGTCACTTTATCATCAATTCCGCACGCCTCGAATGCCGTTTCAAGTGAATTTTTACGTTCTGTTTTACGTTCTGCGTCCGTTTTCTTTTTAGCAAAATTCTTCTTCCACGTTGGCATTCCGTCATCAACTGCAATGTCTTTTAACACTCCGATATTATCAATATCATGTACCGGATATTTAAACCACAGGTTTACAGGCGCAAACTTTGGGAACTCTCTAAGCGTACCCTCTATACGCCACGCACTACGGCTTTCTACCTCTTTTCTTACCTTACCGACATCTTCTATAACGCACTCGTAAGCGTCGTTTTCAAGGTATTCTCGGCACAATGCAAGCATTTGAGTTTCACTGCACAAATCGTCCTGTGACGCATGATACAGTTTATCGTATTTATACAACCAACCCTCACATACTTTGCATACTGCCTTATTCTTTTCCTGTTTTAATATATCGTCGTTCAATTCAAGTTCTACAAGGTCAATAAGTGCATCGGGATCACGTGCAAACACCCCCGAACCCGAGGCTCTGTCCATACTTCTTTTACCGCCCTGCGCACCCTTACTGTGATGATGACAATATATCACCGCACAGCCGAGTTCCGTACACACCTTGTCGAACTGATTGCAAAAGTGTGCCATTTGGTCTGCACTGTTTTCGTCACCCGTTATAACCTTATATATCGGGTCAATTATAATCGCTATATAATTCTTTTTACTTGCTCTGCGTATAAGCTTTGGAGCAAGCTTGTCCATCGGCACACTGCGTCCTCTTAAGTTCCATATATCTATGTTGGATAAGTTGTTTGGTGTTATGCCGAGCGCGGTATAAACGTCTTTAAAACGGTGCAGACAACTTGCTCTGTCAAGTTCAAGATTAACATACATCACTCTACCTTGTGTACACTGCCATTCAAGCCATTTCTTGCCCTCTGCAATGGCACAACACAACTCAATCAATGCGTATGATTTACCCGCCTTTGACGGTCCCGCTATAAGCATTTTATGTCCCTGTCTTAAAACTCCGTCAATAAGCGGCGGTGCAAGAGAGGGCAAGTTATCCC